TTTGAAACTGGTATTCTTGAAATCGACGCGATTCAAGACGAAGAATCTTTTGCAGTAGATTACATAATGCAGGCAGGTGGAACTTTAACATACAATAACAGCGAACAAGTATATCAAGGTGCTTCACTTGCCGCAGCAACAGCAACAGGTTATGTTGCTGATTGGGATTTACCGAGCCGTACACTAAAATTGAGAAATATAAAAGGTGCATTTGCCGCGAACACTAATATCATTGGAACAACCAGCGGCGCAACATGGACGCTTACAAGTTCAAATGTTCAAGAAAACGCTAACGATCTGTTCGAAGATAATGTTCGTATTGAAAGTGAAGCAGATAATATTATAGATTGGAGCGAAACGAATCCGTTCGGTTCGAGTGACGATTAATGCTATCAAATCAACATTTCTATCATAGAATTACACGCAAACTTGTCGTAGCATTCGGCACGCTGTTCAACAACATTAGAATGGTGCGTTATAATAAAGCAGGAACAACTGAAATTGAGAGAATCACTGTTCCGCTTTCTTACATGGCAAAAGAAAAATTCTATCAGCGTTTGTCGCAAGCACCAACATTAGAACGCGCAATTCAATTAGCATTACCTCGCATGTCATTTGAATTAACATCGATTACATATGATCCACTTCGTAAGCGTTCAATGTTTTCAAATGAGTTTAGTCCAGGAACTAACACAACAATTAAATCTGCGCATGTTGCACCGTACAACTATAACTTTCAATTAAATATTTTTGTGCGCAATACTGAAGACGGAACACAAATCGTAGAGCAAATTCTTCCATATTTTACACCTGATTATACTTTGACTGTTGATTTAGCAGATGTTGGTAACAACGTTGATATTCCTATTATTTTAGAATCGATAGATTATTCCGTAACAGGTGACGTTGGAACAAGTGAAGAATTACGAACACTTGTTTGGACTTTGACGTTTACTGTAAAAGCATATTTGTATGGACCAATCAATGCGAATACAAAAATTATTCGCAAGGTTACAGCAAACACATACGATTCATCTTATATTGAGACTGGTGAACGAAAGATTACTTTAACATCAGGTTCTGGTGATTATAAGATCGGCGAACTTGTATACGAAGGCAAGACACCATACGCCGCAAATGCAAGTGGATTTGTAAAACAATGGGACAATGTCGCTAATCAAGTTATCGTTACTGATGTTTCTGGTGTTTTATTAACTGGTAAAAAACTTACAGGCGCAGTTACAAACACTGCCTATACAATATCTACATTTGATATTAACGACAATCAACTTGTAAATTTAACAATAACACCTGATCCATCTACAGCAAATGCTAATGATGATTTCGGATTTACAGAAACAGTTGAGTATTATCCTAATATTACATAGTGATTTATGAGCGAAGTAGATAAAAATCTTGCTGAGATACTAAACACTGATTATGTTCCTGTTGTGAAAGAGGAGAATAAAAGTGTTACTATTTATGGATCAGACAACTCAGTTGCTAATCCTGACGCTGACTATTCTCGGTCTAATTATTACAATCTTATCGAGAAAGGTAACGAAGCTCTGGACGGCATTTTGGAAGTGGCTAAAGAAAGTCAGCACCCAAGAGCATACGAAGTAGCAGCAAATATGATCAAAAATCTCTCTGATGTTACAGAGAAATTAATGATTCTTCAAAAACAACAGCAAGAACTTCAGCCGAAAGAAGCTGTTCCAACAAATATTACAGTAGACAAAGCAGTGTTTGTTGGCTCTACTGCTGATTTGTTAAAGAAAATAAAAAATGAATCTTCCTAGTAGAATTAAACATTACCTTGGCAATCCGCAGCTAAAAAGAGTAAACATGCAGTTGCAACTCACGGAAGATCAAGTTCGTGAGTTCATCAAGTGTTCACAAGATCCAATTTATTTCATCGAAAACTATGTTAAGATCATTACTCTTGACAAAGGTTTTGTGCAGATTAAATTATATCCATTTCAAAAAGAAGCTGTTAAAGATATTAACGACAATCGTCGCGTAATTGTAAAGGCAGGTCGTCAGGTCGGTAAGACTACGATGGTTGTTGGATATATTCTCTGGTATATTTTATTCAACGAAGATAAATTCGTAGCAATTCTAGCAAACAAAGCACCGACAGCTCGCGAAATTTTGAATCGCATTAAAATTGCATACGAGTCTTTGCCGTTGTGGCTACAGCAGGGTGTCAAGACATGGAACAAGGGTGATATTGAACTGGAGAATAACTGTCGCGTAATGGCTACGTCAACTGCATCTAGTGCGATCCGTGGTTATTCTATCTCATTGCTATATCTTGACGAGTTTGCGTTCGTTCCGAGCAATATCGCTGACGAGTTTTTTACTTCGGTCTATCCAACTATTTCTTCAGGCACGCAGTCTAAAATTTTAATTTCTTCGACGCCTAATGGCATGAATCACTACTATAGAATGTGGACCGAAGCAGTTGAAGGATTGAATGGATTTAAATATATCGAAGCCAACTGGCGACAGGTTCCAGGGCGCGATCAAGCCTGGGCAGATGACCAACGGCGCATTCTTGGTGAAGAAAAATTCCTCCAAGAAATGGAATGCGAGTTTATGGGTTCAGCTGGAACTCTATTGTCAGCTGCAGCATTAAAATCTTTAGCCTTTGTAAAACCATTGCATACCTCTGACAATGGAATTAAAGTTTATGAACAACCGCAACAAGGTCACAACTATGTTATCGTTGCCGACACTTCTCGCGGCAAGGGTCTGGACTATTCAGCGTGTGTGGTGATCGATTGCGCGATTCCTTACAAGGTTGTGGCAACATACAAAGACAACAACATTAGTCCGTTGGTCTATCCTTCTATCCTTAAGAAACTCGGTGATTATTATAACCAAGCCTATGCGCTGGTAGAAATAAATGATAATGGTCAGCAAGTAGTCGATAGTCTATTTGAAGATTATGAATACGAGAACATTTTATCTACTGTAGAAATTAAAGCCAAAATTGCTCTAACTTGGGGGTATGGAACTAAGTCTAACCGTGGCATCAGAACCACAAAGTCTGTGAAGAGGCTCGGCTGTTCAATTATGAAGGGGTTGATCGAACAGCAAAAGTTAATCATAGAAGATTTTGATGTAATTTCTGAACTATCTACCTTTATAGCCAGAGGAACCAGCTTCGAAGCCGAAGAGGGTAGTCATGATGATTTGGTAATGTGTTTGGTATTGTTCTCTTGGATGACCAATCAGACGTTCTTTGCGGATCTTACGAACACAAATTTAAAAGAACGACTCTACCAAGAACAAATGCGTCAAATCGAGGAAGAATCTTTACCAATGCCGTTGGCAGGACATGTTGATGTTGATGGCAGGGAGTTTGATTTCGTATCTGGTGGTGCTGTTTGGAAGGTTGTTGATCGTTAGAAACCCCGAAATACTAAATAAACCGTAGAATTTCTATTTCTCCACGACAGGAGTAAAACCATGGCATTTTTAGTTTCTCCAGGAGTTAACACTTCTGAAATTGATCTCACAACTTCCGTTCCAGCTGTTGGCGTTTCGACTGGCGCAACGGTTGGCGTGTTCCGCTGGGGTCCAGCAAACACAGTAATTCAAGTTTCTAGCGAAGCAGACCTCGCTCAAAAGTTCTTTGAGCCAGATTCAAGCACTGCAGGATCATTCCTCTCTGCTGCAAACTTCCTAGCATATGGCAACGATCTCCGTGTTGTTCGAGCAATCAACAGCACAGCAGGATTAACGGCTGCCAATAACGCAGTTTCCGATACAATAAACGTAAATGGTACCAACGTACCAGAATTTTCTGGCGTTGCGAAAGTAAATGTTGCACAAGACTCAGTGGTTGTAAATGCAAATACTTCTGCTCCAGGAAACAATAGTTTTACGTTGTTCTCAGTTGGCGATTCAGTCACAATTAATGGTGTATTAAGAACAGTTGCTAGTGTAACAAATGGAAATACGTTTAGTGTAAATTCAAATGTAGGATTCTCAACAGCAGCTGCAATTACTGATGCTGTGGTTTATGCAAACACTGGTATTGCTAGACCAGACGCTTTTGTTACTATTTCAAATGATGAGGATTACTTCAATAACTACTATAGCGCATCAAATGGATCAGTTCAATTTGCTGCTCGTTATCCAGGTTCATTAGGCAATTCATTAAAGATTTCTGTGTGCGCTAAAGAATCAGAATTTGCTGGTTGGGCATACGCATCATTCTTTGATGCAGCACCAAACACATCAAACTATGCAGCATCAACTGGATCAACAAATGTTAAAGACGAATTACATGTTATCGTAGTTGATGAAGATGGTTTGATCTCAGGAACTGCAAATACAGTTCTAGAGCGTTGGGCAAATCTCTCCAAAGCATCTGATGCTCGTGGTGATGATGGATCAACGATCTATTATAAAGAAGTGTTGTATCGCAACTCACAGTATATTCACTGGTTAGGACACCCATATGGCTCAAATGCAGCTAATGCTTGGGGTCAAACTATTAGTGCTGTTAAAAACAGTGGTGATGGTAAGTTCTTTGAACCTGCGGCTGTTATTACACACTCACTACAAAATGGTGCTGATGGTTCAGTAACACAATCAAATATGGTATCTGCAATCGACTTGTTCGATAATAAGGAAAAAATTGATATTTCTCTATTCTTCTCAGGTGACTGTGGTGTTGGAGCAAACTCATCAATCAATCCAATAACAGTTGCTAATGAATATCTAACTGTTGCAGCAAGTCGTAAAGACTGTGTTGCGTTCGTATCACCAGCCCAAGCAAACGTAGTAGGCTCGCAAGCCTCTGCAACTGCAGTTGTGAACTATCGCAACGCTCTAACCGACACATCTTACGGTGTAATGGATTCTGGTTGGAAGTATCAATACGACAAATACAACGACGTCTATCGTTGGGTTCCGCTCAACGCTGACGTTGCTGGTCTCTGCGTCCGTACAGATCTACAACGCGACCCATGGTTCTCACCAGCAGGTCTAAATCGTGGTCAAATTCGCAATCTAGTGAAGTTGGCACTAAACCCAACTCAAGCAGAACGCGATACGCTATACAAGGGTGGTGTAAATCCAGTAGTTTCTTTCCCAGGAGAAGGCACTGTTCTCTTCGGTGACAAAACTCTACAAGGACGCCCAAGTGCATTTGATCGCATCAATGTACGTCGTTTGTTTATTGTCCTAGAAAAAGCAATTTCTACAGCTGCACGCTCAAGCCTCTTTGAATTCAACGATGAATTTACAAG